TATTTATACCTATCGTATATGAAGGTTCGGACAGCTGTTTAGCTAGCCAACTCTCCCGTTTTGTTCGGGGAATAGATTTTAGACGGACAGGTGTCATACCTGGCAAGTCATAAATCCTCCAAATAATCGGATCAAGAGCCTGACCTGTTTCAAGAGCATTACAATGCTCAATGACGCAGTTCAAAGCCGAAAGGCGACTAAAGGGATAGCTATCTTCAACGAGATCAATATCGTCATCGAGAAAGCCGTCTAAGTAGTCGGCGTGATCTTCCATTCCTGCCAGTATAGATGTAAAGGCAGTTGTGGTCCTTCGACGCAGCTTACGTGATGGTTTAACGATGGTGATGACTTTCTTCTCCACTTCCTCGACTCGGTCCCATGGTACCCTAGCAAGGATACCTAGACCAGATCGGAGGCCATGTGGATAGGGAAGTTTCGATACCGACCAAGTTCGTTTTGCAATGTAGGATGGGTAACTTGAAAATAAAGCTCGTCGCCCAAACGTCTGGAGGAACAGAAGAGGGTTTGTATACCTTTTCGATACTCCAAAGTCTCCTATACTATCGATAAAGGTTCCACAGAATTCGGCAACGGGTCCAACTAAGGACTTGTCTTCGGAAACCAGGTAACCTAAATCGCCAAAAATAGTAGTAGGAGCCGACACTACATCATCCCCCACTATGCAGAAGTTTCCATGTCCTACCGCTTGTTTCAACACCTCGTAGAGGTAAATTGAAAACAGCAGAAAAGACACTCGAAGGCCCATTGGCTGTCCAACTTTATGTTGGAAACGCACCCCACACTTGGATTTAAAAACTCCTCGCGAACGGATGAATTTTATAGCCTTTGCTTCTTCAGGAAACAACTGTAGTGCTACATCTAGCTGAGGAGACAGAGGAAAGAAGTCAGTAGCCGCTTTAAAATCAAGCGACATTACAATTGACCTCTTCCGAATCAACTCAGAAATGAATGCTTTACCCTTCTCCACATTTTTGTGGAACATAAAAGGGCAAAAGCGTTCGACATAGATTTTCATTTTCCAGTACAGAGGCCATGTGGCGAACTGTATGGATGAATGAGGGGAGTAAACGAACCTTTTCTTGAGCGAACCGTCTTTGGTTAAGCCATAAACCGTACCCCAGGAATCCTCACGGAACCTAGCGTACGAAAAGGCTGAACCTAGACCTCGAATCCTCGACTCCTTGAACAGAGGGTAGTGTTTATACACCCACATTCTTGGAGGAGGGGCTTCAACTTCATAAGGATATGAAGGCACCTTCACTGGCGCCTGTGGTATAAGACCTACTATGTTGATTGGGGTAATTGAGATATCTTTCGATATCTCTTTAGCCTGTTCAACATAATCTTCGTGAGTGACCTGGGCTTTGTATCGCCCGTGCCACCTAAGAATTGCTAATACCTTCCGCAAGGTTCTTCTGTTCCTTTTGGAGGCAAAGTGCAAAACTCGAAGAGGTCCCTTCACCAGACATCCTCTCATACCAAAGTGTTCAGACCTTTTGCCCAAAAGCAAAAGCGAGAATCTCTTAATATGAGTGATAGTCCACTGAAGGCCGTGTGTTCTCTCCCAGAACTGGAACAAATTAATAATTCGTCCAGCGTCTTTTCGAGAACATACTT